CCGCAGGCTGGGAATGGCGGGACAACATAGACAGTTATGAGCAACAGGCCCGTGAATACGCAGAAAATAATCTAAACGAAATGCGCGTCTACGAGCCAGACAGATTTAACATGACAGTTTACGGGTCTGATGCCCCAGTAGCTGATCCCGCTGAGTTGGAATACGCAAATTATTTCCCCAGTGGCGGCACAGACATGACTGAAACCAGATATGTCTTTGATGATCCAACAGGAGATTTTTCAGAAGGATATTTTAGATCAGGTCATTTTGATGATGACGAAAATGTTGTTGCACACGCACGAACAGGGCAGTTTCCAATAGCAACTGGCGGCACGGCATATCACTTGGGTGAGGCTCAGTCTGATGTTCAGCAAGCGGCCAGAAAGGCAAAGTCTAAAGGCACTGCGGGGTCAACAAGAACCCGTGAACAAGAGCTTTTTAAAGAAAATTATGACCAACAAAAAGACCTTTTTAGACAAACTGTGGTCGGGTCTGAAAATGATTTAAGTCATAAAGTTTTTGGGGGTGGAATAGGGCGATCTAATATGAGATTTCGTGACAATCCAGAAGCCCTTGCGGAATACAAAACAATTGTTGCTGATTTTTTAAATAATAGAGAAGGCAGAAGCCCACTATTTCTTGATTTTAAGCCAGAAGACATAAAAGATGATCACTCATTTTTTGAAGGCTCTAAGGGCAGCACAACTGACTTAAATGTTAGATTAAATGAATTTGCTGAATACATTCAAGAAAATAAAGACAAACTGCCAGAGCCATATACTGCGTGGGCTGATGTTCATACAGGACTATCTCCCATGATACAAAAACAATCTGATGAATTGGGAAAACTTGAGGCGTCTGGCATAAATGTGGAAAACACAACTGTGGGCGCACCAATGCTTGAAAGCACAGATGCGTGGCTCGACATGGTTCTTCGCAGGCAGTTAAATGATGCTATCGCAAGTGGTGCAGATTATCTAACGCTGCCAAACCCACAAATGGTTAAAGACTACACGGGTGGAGACTTTGAGGGACACAGGCAGTTTTATGGAAATATCGCGCCGAAAAACTTAATGAATATTGTAAAGCCTGCTGACCCAACGGCAGATTTTGTTCCCTTGAGAATGGTAACAGGTAAGCAGCCAGAAGATGTGCTGGGCCTGCCACTGACAAAAGATTTAATGCTTGGCCTTCGCAAAATGGGTATGCCAAAGTATGTGGTGCCGTTTGGGGGCGTTGGCCTTGGTACATTGGGGGCAGTTACCGAAGATGAAGAAATGACAACAGGAGGTGGCTTGTAATGGCTAGAGCGGCAGTAAAAAGAGTGGCGCAGGCAGAAATCAGAGCCGCCAAGAAGTTTCTGGAGCGGCGTGGTTTAAAGTCCGACGATGTATCGCCACGCAAGTTTGCAATGGCGGCAAAAGAACTAGACAAGGGCTTCGCTGATACCCTAAAAATATTGGCAAGAGAATTGTCTGGAGGACAGGTCTGATGGCTGACGAGTTTTATAAGAAATTTGGCTTTGAAAAGCCCACCGAAATGTATGGTGGAGAAAACGCTGCATTTGAGGCAGTGCCAAATTTAGACCCGACCCGCGACAGAGCCGTTTCATATTTGGAAGAATACTTTCCAAAGCAGGCTGGCAACATTGTTGGTGGTGAGGGCCGTGGTTTTATGGATATGGGTTACATTGATATGACTGGTATTGGTGACGCTATGGACGTTTACGATGCTGGTGCCAGATTAGTGGATGCATATAAGACCGACAATTACACGGCGCGTGATGACGCTATGATTGGTCGCTTACCCTTCGCCTCTCAATTGGCGCTTATGCTAACAAAAGATACAGATGCAGTTCGTCCTATTGTCGGTGATTATTACGACAATAAAGCAGAGCCAATGACCTATCTGACTGGAATGGCGGCGGCTGGCCCTATTATAGTGGGGCTAGGTGGGGCAGCAATGAAGTTTTTAAAAAAACAATTTAACAAGCTGGACAATGTAATGGAGCCGTCCAGCATGGATTTGCAAATGGATGCGGCAAGAGACAGCTTGATGGCAAGACGGCCCACAGGCGATCAGGGCGATCCTGTCGGTGCGTTGGGACAGTTTGATGGCAAAACATCAACAGAAACGCTCACTCCAGAAAAACGCCGAATAGAAGAATTAGTTTATGGCGAGTTTGACCCACCCATGACAGCCGCAGAACGCGCAAGGCTGATGGAAATGCAAAACCCCGTTGGCAATTACGATGAATAGAGCCAGCTTTCCCTAACTGATGAAAGGAAAAAAAATGAAATATGGTAAAAAGAAAACTGCAAAGGTTGTAAAAAAGAAAAAAAAGAATAAAAAGAAATCAATGAAAAGGGGATACTGATGACAGACAATAAAGATGTAACGGTACACGTCACAGGCGTCTCCATGTCGGGAGGCGTTAAAAATGACAATAAGCGATCTGCTCCAGCAGATCAGAAACAATCTGGAAAAGAGACGGCTTGAAATAGCTGACAGTATGCTTCGGGGTCGAATGTCTGACTTTGAAGCATATCACAAAAACGTGGGTATTGCAGAGGGGCTAGAACAAGCATCTGACGTAATACATGACACGATCAAAAGCATAAACAAAGAGGATGAATAACCATGTCTCATCAACATGACCGTATATACACAGATGAAGAAACCAGTGCGACCATTGGTTCCCATCAAATCCCAATTCCCATGAATTGGAAGGTCTTGGTTCAGCCAAATCAGGTAAAAATGAAGACCGCAGGCGGCATTCTGCTGCCAGACACCTCAAAGGACAACGAGGAATACCTGACCGCCCACGGCACCGTCTGTGCAATGGGTGACTTAGCGTATCGTGACCGCGACACAGGAGAACGCTGGAAGTCTGGCGTATTGCCGCAAATCGGTGATCGCGTGACCTACGGTAAATACGCTGGTCAGAAAATCGTTGTGAAGGGCGTAAAGTTTTTATTGCTTAATGACGATGAGCTAACGTCCATTTTACCAGACGGCGTCGAAGTCGCCGCATATTTGGGGTAGAGCCATGTCGGAACAAGAGAAAATTCTTGAAGAAATCGAGGCCGAAATCCAAGCGGCCAAGGAAGGCAAGGAGGATGATTTTGAAATAGAAATCACCGACGAGCCAAAGCCAAAGCCTGAGAAGCCACAGGAAGCCCCTGTGGAGGCCGCTGATGATCAGGAGCCAGACTATGGGCCAAAGGTGCAGAAGCGCATCAGCAAGCTCGTAGCGCAGCGCAGAGAGGCTGAAATACAAGCGCGGCAAATACAAGAGCAGAACGCGCAACTGCAAAAACGGCTAGAGCGTCTGGAGCAGGGATCGCAGCAAAACGCTGAACAGGAGTTCAACGCCCGATACCAGCAAACAAAGCAGGCGCTGCACAAGGCGGTTGAAGAGGGCGACACAGAGGCCCAAGTCAATTTCCAAGAGCAAATGGCAGACATGAGAGCGGCCATGCGCGTGGCACAGGCCACCGATCAATATCGGCGGCAGGATATGCAAAGACAGCAACAACGCCAACAACAGCAGCCACAGCGTCAGCAACAGGCGCAAGGCAATCAGCCACCTGAGAAAGCAATGTCATGGTGGCAGCAAAATAACTGGTTTAATGCCACAGGTTTTGAACGAGAAACAGCCGCTGCACGGGCCATAGATGTGCAATTAGATTTGGAAGGGTTCGACAAGAATAGCGACGAATATTACGCGCAACTTAACGGACGTTTACAAAAAGTATTTCCTGAGTTAAAGTCAGGGCCAAGTCCGAAGCAAAGACCAAAAGGTAGGTCTCCAGTCGCCCCCACTACGGGCGGGTCTTCAGCTTATAAGGGCAATCGTGTGCGTATGACGCAAGAGCAGCTTAGAATGGCTAGGGAACTTGGTATAAACGATGAACGTGGTCTCAAGAAATATGAAGCCGAAATTCGCCGTCAACAGAGGGAACAATAGTCATGCCTGAGAAAAGAAATGTTCGTGCAGAACAATCACGATCTTCCACCCGCGACGAGCAATCTCGCACAGAAGCGGCGTGGAAACCACCAGCACTGTTGGACGCACCAGAAGCCCGTCCCGGCTATGTCCAACGCTGGGTCGCAACCTCGATTCAAGGGAAAGACACCCCCGACAACGTGTATAAAAGAATGCGCGAAGGTTGGGAGCCACGCTCTGCTGATACTGTGAAAGAAAAGTTGTTTCCGACTATCAATCATGGACAGTGGACAGGATCAATTGGGATTGAAGGAATGTTGCTTTGCGAAATGCCAAAGGAACGTCATGCCGCGCAAAAACGGTATTACGAAGGCAAAAACGAAGAGCAAAATGAAGCAGTCTCAGGAGAGCTTGATGCGTTTGGACGGCGTAGTGGGCAGACGTTCTATCAAGAACGTAAGTCCGAAGTAAGTCGCGGCAGAACACTTTCTGCCATGAGCGATTAACCTTAACGCTATAGGAGCGAAAAATGGCAAATGTAGACGCCGCATTCGGGTTTGTACCCGTCCGTCACATGAGCGGTAATGCACCTCGCACCAATAAATATACCATTACGTCTGGTTTGGCTGAGAACATCTTTTCGGGTGATCTCTGCATTCTGACAGCAGATGGGGTTATCACACCTCACACTGCGACAGAAACCAACAATATCGGTGTGTTTGACGGTGTGTCGTACACTGCCTCTGATGGTTCATATGTATACAGTGAGTATTGGCCGTCAGGAACAACAGCTACAGATATATGTGCATATGTTTATGACGATCCATATATCGTGTATAAAGTCCAGTCTGATGGAGCGCCTGCACAGACAAATATCGGCAACTGCGCCGATGTTGTTGCTGGAACAGGTTCCACAATAACTGGAAGGTCAGCGTTTGAGTTGAACTCAACAATGGGTACTGGCACAGCAAGTGCCAAAATCATCGCATTGTATGATTCACCAGATAATGCTTTCGGCACAAATGCTGTGGTTGAGGTGCTCATCAATGAGCATATTCTCAAAGCCACCGCTGGCATATAAGGAGGGCATGAACAATGGCAATGAATAGAGCGAGTTTTGCAAAAACTCTAGAGCCGGGTCTGAACACTCTCTTTGGACTTGAGTACGACAGCTATCCCGCTGAATACGAGGCCGTCTTTGAATCGAATAGCTCTCAAAAGGCTTACGAGGAAGACGTGCTTCTGAGTGGATTTGGACAAGCGCCAACAAAAACTGAAGGTGGAGCCGTCTCTTACGACAGCGCAAGCCAACAGTGGACTGCGCGTTACCAGCACGAAACCATCGCCTTGGCGTTCTCAATCACTGAGGAAGCTGAAGAAGATGGTCAGTATGGTTCGCTGGCTTCGCGCTACACAAAGGCGCTGGCACGTTCAATGGCATCGACCAAAGAGATCAAGGCCGCTAACGTCTTGAATAACGCTCAAGCCGCTGGATTTACTGGTGGTGACGGTCAAACCATGTTGAGTGCATCGCACCCAACACAAAACGGCAACCAGTCCAACGTGCTTGCCACGGCGGCTGATCTGTCTGAAACATCTCTTGAGTCGATCCTGATTAACATCAGCGACATGAAAGATGATCGTGGCCTTCGCATTGCGGCACAGGGTATGCAATTGGTTATTCCAACTGCTTATCAGTTCACCGCAGAGCGCCTGCTGGAATCAGCATTGCGTCCAAGCACTGCCGATAACGACATCAACGCCATTAAGGCTGGTGGTTATCTGCCACGGGGCTATCACATCATGCGCCGTCTGACTGATCCAGATGCGTTCTTTATTACCACTGACGTTCCAGATGGTCTGAAGCACTTCACCCGTTCAGCAATGAAAAAGGGTATGGAAGGCGACTTTGAGACTGGCAACGTGCGGTATAAAGTTCGTGAGCGTTACAGCTTCGGGTTCACCGACTGGCGCGGCATCTTCGGAACCGAAGGCGCAGCATAAACAACCCACTCTCCTCTTCCTTGTTGGGTCAAACTGGGGCGGTCTTCGGATCGCCCTTTTTTTATTTTAAATAAAAATGCATTTTATTTGTATTCGCCTATTGTATTCTGGATTGTATCCCTTATATCAATCATAAGAGAAACAGAGGAGAAAAAAATGGATCGTAGTCAAGTAGCAGACGTATACCTCTCAGACTGGCAGTATGAGTGGAGAAATCCTTACGCTGAAGAGCCAAGCGATAACGTAGCCACAAATTATTATGTAACCATTGCCGATCATAGCGGCAGAACGTGGTGCCATAATTTTGGTCTATCATCTGCAAGTCACCCATACTGGGAGTGCCAAGAGCGCATCAGCAAGCTCGTTGAGCGTATAAAAAATCATTTGGAAGCTGGCGGTTCAATAAATCTGGATCATTGGGATGAAGGCACACCCCGTTATGGATCAGAGGCTTGGATACGTTTTGAGCGCGAAGAGCTTCAGCCAGTGGGAATTGCATTGTCAGAAGGCCGTCTGCATGAAGATGATCTTTCTGAAAGAGTGCGTGGCTACTTTTAATCAAAGCGGGGGCCACGCGCCCCCATTCAACTAGGAGGAAAAAATGAAAATTACAAAAATGTATGATGGTCGGACGGTGGGAGAAATGGACGCAGGCCGTAAGTTTTTTATTCGCGCCGAATTTACTGCAGACGGTCACAATTATGTGGGGTTTAAAGATGGTGATAAATACCGTTTTTCTCGCTTAGTTATAAATGGAAATGGATACAAAAAGACGTATCTGGTTCCGCGCAAATCTCGCCTTGAGAAAGACATGCTGAACCTAATTGAAGAAAACGAAAACAAAGTCAAAGCTGGACGTTGTGTAAAGTTTTAAAACGCCAAAACATAACACTAACGCCGTTAGCGTTACAAAAAAGGGCGGTCTTCGGATCGCCCTTTCTTTTTGTTCAAACCTGTTGTATTGTGCCGACATCCCTGACAGGTGCGCCCTGCACCTGACTTAACCCACGACAGGAGATCGACATGGGTACTACAACTTTCTCAGGCCCGATTAAATCAGGCACGATTAAAGAAACCAGCGGAACAACTGTTGGTTCTAACATGAAAAACACAGGTTTTGTTGTCCTTTCGCAAACCGCTGCGATTGATCAAACAGCAACAACAACCACCACAGATATTATTATCCCCCCAAACAGTCAGCTTATCTCAATTGATGTGACTGTAACCACAGCGTGGAGCGGTGGAGCCACAACTCTTGGCCTTGGCGGCGTTGGTGCGGCAACCTCTCTAACTGCTGCTGGAGCCATCCAAGGCAACGCAGTGGGCATCGTGGCGGCAAGTCCCGGTACTGACGCAACGCGCACGTCAAAGTGGCTAAACACAGGCACAGGCGATCACAGGCTGATCGTGACCACAGCAAACACTGGAAATGGTGTTGGCGCAGTCACCGTTGTCTATGCACAAAGCAACAACGTAACATAATTTATTGGTGGGGTTTCGGCCCCACCAGCAATTTATAGGAGGGTCAAAGTGGCTAATATTACAAGCATAAAAACGCTTTCTGAAAATACCAGCGAAGTAGTCATGGCATTCCAATTGCAATATGTTGATACTGGCGATGAAGATGCTGTGAAAAAAGTTGATGTCTCAACTTTGACAAAAAGCGCAAACGGTGCGTCCTGCAATTCGGTAAGTCTTCTAGAGTGCTGGTGGATAATCCAAGGCATGACAGTCATGGTGGAAGCAGACGCAGGCACAGATGTCATTATGATGCATATGGCGGCTGATGATATTGGATACCAAGACTTCAGCAAGTTTGGTGGATTGCCATCGACGGTAGAATATGGAAGCACAACTGGTGATGTCCTATTTACAACAACTGGCCTTGGGGCCGCTGGCGATACATATAATATCGTCATGCGGATGAAAAAACATTACGCATAGGATTGCTTCATGGCGACTTCAGATACAGTAGCGTTTCGCCCAGATGTAGAAGAAATCATCGCAGAGGCATTTGAGCGGTGTGGGATCGATCCGCAAACCCAAACAGGTTACAAGGCTGTGTCTGCACGGCGCAGCCTAAACCTGTTGTTTAGTGAGTGGGCCAACAGAGGCATCAATTACTGGGCAGTGGAGCAAAGAACCCTGACGTTGGTAAACGGCCAGACAACGCCTTACACGCTGCCTGTTGGCACTATAGACATTATGGACGCCGTCATTCGTGACAGCGCAGGCACAGACACGTCTGACCAAATCATCAATCGTGTGTCGATTGCCGACTACAATCAACTGCCAAACAAAACATCTTTGGGCAAGCCGTCACAGTATATGCTGGACAAGCAATACACGCCCCTGCTTTACATCTGGCAGATACCAAACGTCACCACATACAGCATGGTATACTGGTCGGTAAATCAGCTTGATGACATCACGGCCAGCAATCAAGACGCTGACGTGCCATACCGCTGGAGCGACTGCATCTGCGCGGGTTTGGCAAGCAAGCTGGCGCTGAAAAATGCTCCAGACAGGTTTCAAGTCTTGAACGAAATTTACGAAAGGGCATTCACGTTTGCGGCGGCGTCCGACAATGATGGCGTCAGTCTGAGGGTTCAGCCAACTGCGCTGAATTTATATTAATGGCAAAATACGCACGGGGCAAAAAATCTCAAGCGATAAGCGATAGAAGTGGCCTGCGGGTTCCCTATACGCAATTAAAAACGACTTGGGACGGCCTGCGCGTAGCGCCAGAAGATTGGGAGCCAAAAAACCCACAATTAACGCCTGCTAAAAATGTTGTTGATGCCACGGCCCTGTTTAATCCACGGCCAGACAATGACCCCGAAAATGTCGAAATATTCATAGGTTATAATTACGATATATTTGCTGATCGCAGACTAACAACTAATGTTGGCATTGCTGGGAAAGCATTCTCAGGGCAAATATCCAACTTTGAAGTAATCAACACATCCCAGACTGGCGTTGGCGGCACAGCAGCAGTTGGCAGCACGTCATTGTTTATCACGACAGACGTATCCGCAACAGGCGTTGGTGGCGCGGGTGGCACTGGGGCAGAAGTTCCAGAGTCAGAAGAAATTGTTATTGGCACTGCTGGAGTTGGCGGCATTGGCGCAGAAGTTCCAGAAGCAGAAGAAACAGCCACGGGTGCTGGTGGTACAGCAGCCGTTGGCAGCGTAGTTGCTGTTGAAGCATTTGGCTGGGGAATAGGCACATGGGGCCAAGGTGCTTGGGGTGATCAGCCAGGAAACCCACACACCGCTGGTCTTGGTGGCATAGGTGGCGTAGGAATTGAAGGCATTTCTGCGGATGCAATAATTGCTGAGACTGGCGTTGGTGGTTCGGGTGCTGTTGGCAACGAAGCTATAAATGCAGATGGAATATTTAATGTCAGCGGCACAGGTGGCACAGCATCCGTTGGTTCTGAGGCAGTTGCGCTTGACTCTAATATTACAGTTAGTGGTCTTGGCGGCACAGGTAGTGTGGGGGATGAGGTTCCATTTATAGATACAGCTTGGGGTGATGGGACTTGGGGTTCTGGGGTTTGGAATGCAAACATTCAGCCACCTATATCTGGTTCTAATGGCACAGGTGGTGTTGGCTCTATTAGCGCAGTTACTATCACAACTTGGGGTCAAGGCGGCTATGGTGAAGGAACATGGAATTGAGGATGAATAGATGAGCTACACAACACTCAAGGCCAATATCCAAGATTTTTTGGAAGATGACTCGACAGAGTTTGTCGCATCAATTGACACAATAATAGCGCAGGCTGAAGAAATGGTATTTCAGCGACTGCCAAATATGCCATGTTTTCGCCAAACGTCTGCTGCGGCTAATCTTGTGCAAGGCACAGCGTCATATACAATACCAACAGCGCGGATGATCCGACAGGTATCAATTACCGACACAAATGTTGTGACGTATCTCGACCACAGGGTGGATTCTTACATCCGCGACTATTGGCCCAATGCGGCGACACAAGGTACCCCACGCATGTACAGCACAAATAGCGCAGGAACGGCTGGCACGGTCATTACACTGGCTCCAACGCCCTCTGCGGCCTTGGCCTACAGCGTGGACTTTATCGCGCCTGAGACGGGGCTAAGTAACGGTAATCCCAACACTTGGATCGACACTAACGCTTCTACAGTTCTTCTTGCTGCGGCTCTGTACGAGGCTTCTGCGTTTTTAAAAGCGCCAGAAACTTTATCTCTGTATAAAACCCAGTTTGACGAAGCAGTCCAACTTACAGTACAAGAGATGCAACGTGACTACGCAGCAGAATACAATGGAGGCATATAATGGCTATCACACAGGCGATGAGTACGCTGTTTAAAAAAGACGTGCTTCTGGGTGACCACCACCTAGACAGCGACAATATTTATGTTGCGCTTTACACAAGTAGCGCGACACTTAATGCGACCACTGATGGTTACATCACTGCCAATGAAGTCGCCAACGGCAATGGCTACACCACTGGTGGCGTTGCATTGGCAAACAAGGCTGTTGCTGAAAACAGCACTAGCGGAGTTTTTGATGCGGATGATCCACAGTGGACAAGCGCAACATTTACTGCTCGTGGCGCTTTGATCTACAACAAAACGCTGGGCGATGCATCTTCAAACGCAAGAGGAGCAATAGCTATTCTTGATTTTGGCGGTGATTTTTCTGTATCTGGTGGCACTTTCCGCATCGTATTTCCCGCCGCAACCAAAGACACCGCAATTGTAAGGATCGACTAAAATGGCTTCAACCTATGTAAACGACTTACGCCTCAATGAAATGGCGACTGGCGACCAGTCGGGATCATGGGGAACAGTCACAAACCTAAACTTGGAAATGATTGCAGAGGCATTTGCTTACGGCACTGAAGCTATTGCGGATGCCTCTACACATACGGTCACTGTCCCAGATGGTGCCAAGGGTGATGAACGAAGGTTCTATCTAAAATGCACAGGCGGTGGTCAGGCTTGCACAGTCACACTTGCACCAAACACCGTTTCAAAAGTTTGGATGATTGAGAATGCAACTAGCTATACTCTGACATTCACTCAAGGCTCTGGAGCCAATGTTGCAGTGCTTGCTGGTCAGGTCAAAATGATTGCCACAGATGGCGCAGGATCAGGTGCAGTAATTTATGATCTTTTGACAGACGTAAATCTGGCTGGAACAACTGTAACTGACATTATAACTGCAAACCAAGCCACCGTCGATGATATCGATTTAAATGGCAAAGTCATTACAATGACTGGATCGTCAGGCGACACAGCAACACTGACTGTCGCGGCTGATGGTGCATTGGCAATTGCCACAACAGACG